AGAAAAATAGGAACGGACGTTAACATCAATCTCACCAGCGCCACTGTCCCCTGTATTGTTAGCGCCAAACAGTAGGTTGCCGCTTGTATCGTTAATCTTAACAAAGTTGAGGCGATTGAAACCAGTATTTGCTGTAGAGGTCGTAAGTTCATTATCAAGTTCAAAATTCTCTACTGCACTACCGTCAGTAAAGATAAGTTTATTATTCTGAAGTTGTGTATTATCTACGCCTGCGGCGGCGATGGTAACGTGCCCGTTTGCGTCAACGTCGAAATCTTCCTGTGCAAAACTAGCCAGTCCCTTCTGTTCCGTGGCTTCAGCCGCGAGGTAACGCCATGATCCAGTATCACCACTGGAATGAGTAGGAGCACCAGCACCAGCAGCAATCGTTCCAAGTGCTTGGTATACTTTTGATGCATTCTGGATAATATCATATCTAGAATAAGTTGTCCCTGCATCATAGTTAGGATACTTACTACCCTCGGTAGCAGTAGCAATAGGCACATTTGTGGCACTTGTTAGTCTACCATAAGCATCAACAGTGAACTTAGTAGCGTTAACTGTAGCCGTGCCAAAGGGTTCACTGTTTCCACCTACACCTGATACAGATGTCAGGGATTCAGTATTATAGTTACCTGCTTGAACAGCAGTCGTAATCAGATCAATGGTAGGGTTACCACTAATACCAGCACCTTCATTAACAGAAATTCTTTGAGCAGTACCAGTAATTGTTCTGGTTGCCATGGTGTTACTGGCAGTTCTAGAAATGAGACCAGTAGTAGTCAGACCAGAAATAGCAACTAGATCTAAGTCATACGCTTGTGCTGACTGTCCTTCAGTTGTTCCATCAAGACCATAGTCAGCAAGGGTGCCGTTGTTGGAAGCAGTAAAATCTTGTGCATTTACAATTCTACCTTTAGCATCAACAGTAACTTTGTTGTAAACCCCTGTAGGAGTTGCCGTACCATCATAATGAGGGAGAGTTGATACGAGTGCTAATTCAGCGGAGAGATTGAGGTTGGCAGAACCATCAAATACACCAGAAGCAGTAACCTCATTAGAGAGTTGGATTTGTCTAGATGAAGCGAGTCTAGACGCAGTAGAAGCATTACCAATCAGAGTTGAGGTGATTGTACCTGCAGAAAAGTTACCATCAGCGTCACGCTGAACCAAAGTATTTGCCGTGTTAGAGGTGGACTCTACAGGACGTTCGTATCTTAACGTGTTCCATGCCGAAACGCCGTCACCGATCTTAAAACGACCTGTGTCAAGTTCGATACCCAATTCACCTTGTGCAAGAGTCGGGTTAGAGTTCGCCCATTCCTGAGCGCCACCTCTTCTTAATTGAATTCTATTTGCCATTTTTTACGACAACTCGATAGAGATTATGCTTCCAAGTTATTTATGCTAGTAAAAAAGGGGGACTTGTGCCCCCCTATAATTACTCTTCAGTTTCTTCGTCGGGAGGATGTGAAGCAGTCTCCTCCTTCTCTTCAAAGTATTCCAATGTTTCAATAGCACCAAGTAGTTTCAATGCCGTCACTTCATTTTCTTTGATTTTTGTTGACAGTTGCTGATTTTCTTCAATCAACTTTGCATATCTCTCTTTGAATTGAGAATGCATCTCTGCCTGTGATACTTTTTCAATTGCCATTATGTTTCTTGTTTTTGGACTAACGTTAGTAAAAGTGACTTGATATCACTCATATCTGATTTTAACTCAGAAACCTCTTTTTGTAAAGCGGTAAATTCCTGTTTTTTATTAAGTTCGGCTTTATGTGCTGCCATATACTTCTCATATTCAGAAGTATCGGAACATTGAATGGAACCCGTTTCCGAGTTCCTATACCAATCTTTTTTATCTTTAACAGGATGATACATTATACAGCAAGGGCGATTGCTCTCAAGTCTTTGATAATAGGTACGAGTGCCTGATTAGGAGACACAAATACGACCTTGATTTGATACTGATCAAAACTTAGACCAGATACTTCATACTCATAATCGAAATAAATTTCTCTTTCTGTAGTAGCTGGAACTTTTGAACCTTCTGATGGGAAGAACTCAAATCCAAGTTCATCAATCGGTGTAGAGGATCCAATAGGACGCACTCTATATAGCACCTTAATTTCACTGTTAGGAGGACGATATCCTGTATAGTACAATTTAATCGAACCAGAAGGATTAGTTAGATCTGCAACTCTAGTAATGTAAACTGCCTCATGCTCATCACCAACTGCTTGTTTTGCAGTATTTGGATTAGAAGGACTGTTGATGCGGTTAGATACTAATGTAGCAGACATTCTATCTACATCAATAACAGGAGAAATGGTGCTCTTCTCTGAAGTCATTGTCAAATCTAATCTGAATGACTTAGCACCGCTAAGTTCAGAAGATTCATTGATTGCAGAACAAATCAGTGAAGGGGCATAGAAATCATTATCCTGTCCAAGGATAACGTCAGAGAATACGCCATCATTTGCGAAAGATGCTTGAGATAACGTGATACCATCATTAATAGATGTTCCACTAATAGTATTGACTCTAGCAGTAATGTCAGTCTTAGGAAGAAGCATTCTCTGAACTGAAGGAACCAGAGTGCTATACTGAATATTCTGTGTTGCGAAAATATTTGTTCCGCCACCAAGAATACCTAATCTAGCAATAGATGATGTAGAAAGTTCATAGTAATCTAACGTAGTGTTTCCAAGTCCAGCATGTGTCTTATTGATTTCCGTTAGAGGAATACCATCAAGGTTATAACATTGAACTACAGATTCATCTGCGTGAGATACTGCAGTTGTTCCATCAAGACCACGTTCATGTACAGTAATAGTCTTATTGTCACCAGAAATAGCACTGTATGACATGACTTCATCGTTGATCTTAATATAACCAACATTAGTTGTGCCAATAGCAGCACCATTAATAATCTTATGGAATGCAGTGGCATCTCCAACAGCAACACTAGTATCTGTAGAAGAGATAGATGCAGTCAGAGCAGTATCAGAAACTTCTGAGACCACACCCTCAACAATTACATTATTTGCTGCACTATGCATACAGTGATTACTATGATAAACACGAATCTTTCTTTGTGTTGTAGCATAAGTAGGTGTTCCTGTTGGGAAGGAAGGTTGAATCGCAGTAGATTCAACTGCATCACCAGCATAAGAAATGCTACTTACAGTTGCAGTTGTGCTAGATGTTCCACCAGTAATTGTCTCTGTAGAAGCAGTAAACGCAGAAGAAACATACTTAAGTGTCAACGTATTAGTTCCAGCGGTCCAACTTACAACTTCTGCAGTAGGAGCAGTAGAAGAGTTACCAGTGATTGTTTCACCAACCGTGAAGTCAGCAGATGCACTAGTAACAACCATAGTTGCTGTCGTCTTAGAAGAGACAACGCGGTTAGCGATTGTTCCACCAGTATTAGATCCTGCTGCCCAGTTACCACTAATGTCATTAATAGTTAATTGGACACCAGCGTTTGTCACAGTTCTTGCTGTAACAGTACCTTCTGCCAAGGTAGTCTTCTGATAGATACGAGCACCAACGGTGTAAGGTAATGTTGTGGAGTTGAGAGTAAGAACCAATTCAGGTTGGAATGTCTGAATAGCATCAGAACGAAGATTCAACTTACCACCGTTTCCTCTGTCCAGAGCAGTATTATTCAATACAAGTCTACTCTGTCCCGTAGTACTAAAATCTGCTCTGTTTATAATGAACTTAAGGTCTTCATATTGGTCAGCAGTCCAAGTAGTAGCGTTTTGAGATTTAAATAAAACACCAGCATAGGGTTGTTCAGAGATTGTTCTGTCACCAGAGATATCAATCTCACCCATTCTAGAGATCCAAATCTGATAAGAGTTGGAGTCAGAAAGAAGAACAAAACAATGTTCTTGTGATTGTGGAATGTAGACAGGAGCGTCAAAAGTAAACCTAGTTGCAACTGCAGCAGACTCAGATAACTGAACCTGTGTTGGTTCTAAAGTTACGTCGGAGAAAGGTAGAATGGTTGTTGTGGGATAACCATTTTCCATTGTTCTGATCTGCATCGAAACTGGAATATTCTCATCCTTCTTGAAGAAGTAAACATCAACAGAAGTAAGGAATACACCACCAGTTTCATCAACAATAAATGATTGTGCAAGAGGGTCATACCAACCAATCTGTCTACTCTCAGTTCTGGTTGTATTAATTGATTGTTCTTGAGTAACTGTATCACGAACAACTTCAGCATTACGAACTGCCAAGACATTTTCTTGAACAGTATTTAACGTACCTCTCGCTTCATATTGTGTCTCTGCAGAAGATGCAACTGCACCTGCAAGACGCGAATCGGTATCTGAAGTAGAAAGTCTTAAAGTTCTAGTGCCAGTTGCCCATCTTGGATTTGTATCTACGCCAGGATTAGGAATAAAGAAGGATGCTTTTAATTTACCAAAGCGGTCAGAGATCAAACGACGATCTTTAACGACAGCACGGGCACCAGAAGTTCCAACTAATACTTCCTGAACTTGCATATTACCATAGAAATCACCAATCGCTTGCTCCGCAAGTGCATTAGTATCAATATTCAGGAATGCTGTTGTAGATGCATATGAAGTGGGAAGTGTTGTATCATCATAAGGATTAAACTGATAGAAATCATCAGGTGCAGCAACCTTAAACTTACATCCACTATTAAGACCAGTTACAGTCTCACCAATAACAAAGGGTGTAGAGTTTGTTCTACTATCAACTGTAGGATCTTTAATAATTTCAATGATCTTAGGAATCTGATAATCAATAGTGCTCTTACCATCAAAGAAAGAATAGAAACGAGTTCTAGGCTTCAGACGAGCACAATCAAGTTCAACATTTCTAGAACGAATCCAAGGAATAGAAGTGCTAGAAAGAACGCTATCGCCCAGAGACTGACGATCAATTCTAGGAATAACACGAGTTCTAATACCAGATCTGGTTTGCTGACCTGTTACCTGAATGGTGCTAGTTCTATTAATACGACGCATACCACGACCACCCCAAACACCAGGTCTAGGAGATCTACCAACGTCTTCTGCTAACCAACCAGAATTTCTTGTGGTAGTAGAAGAAATAACTCTTTCACCAGTCCAGTTGGTTTCCCATGCTCTCCATTGAATAGGAGCGAAACCATTCTGATCAACATTCATTTCAGATGATACTGATTGGAAGTCACCTTCAATCTGTTGAACATTAACTGGGAGTCTATTTGTATCCAACCAGTCATCAGAACCAGGTGTCATTGTAATACGTCCAATGTAAGTAAAGACGTTGAACGGGTTAATGTTCTCAACACGAGAAGCATAAGGTTGTTCAATAATCTTAACCTCAGTGTACGGTAAGGTAATCAGAGGACCAGTTTGCTGAATATTTGTTGATAAAGTGGAGTTAATAACTAATGGAACGTTAGTTGTATAGTGTGATGGACGACAAGATCCATACTGGAAATCAAGAGCAGCAGCAAAATCTTCATGACTAGTTTCCGATTTGCTATGATCACCAAAATCATCAACCATAAATCCGTTCTTAAGACGGTTCTTACCACTAGAGTCTAAGATTTGAGTATTGAATGTATCTGCTTCAAGCATATTGAGTGAAGTTTGATACTCAACTTGATCTAAGCGGCGTTCAATAGAACCAATGTCACGCATAGTATAACGCTTGTTATCAGAGCGTTTGATAACTACGTCAGCTTCAGGATCGAAACCATATGGTTTGTGACTAATAACTCCCAGAAGCATACCATCTCTGATATCATCAGGTTCAGTAGGAGATTCGGAAGATTTACCTTTAATAATTTGGAACTCACCATCAGGTGTCAAGAATGCTTTATCAACTCTAGGCAAATACCAATCAAAGTCGCAACGGAAGTTACTATTAAGTTTAGGAATGTCAAATACTGTTGCATTAGGAGATCCAGATACATTGAATACTCTTGACTTGAAGTCAAATGTCGAACAGTTAACAAAAGCAGGAGATGCTACTGTACCTGTGCCGCTATACAAGTTCTTAACGCCTGGTCGGAAATCAAGGTAATCGGCAAGGAACTTAAATCCAAAGAAAGGAATATCTGTATAATTGGTATCCAGATAAGATTGACCACCAAAGTAATCACCAGTTGCAGAGTGTGTATAGTAATCAACAACAATTTTTAATTTTCTAACTGGAGCAGCAACACCTTTCTTACGAACAATTTTAGAAATATCGTATAAGAAACCTGTTTGATTTACTTCTAAGAAATAGTTGTCAGTAACAACTTTAGAACCGAGAACAATAGATCCTGCACTATCATTGATAATCGCACTGATTGCAGTATTGTTGCTATCAAAACCATCAATTGCTTCGCCTGGTTGGAATACACCAGAGAGATATACAACATTCAGTTTTAAAGTTCCAGAAGAGAAATCAACGACCTTTGCCCTTGCCTTGGAAGTTCTACCAATAACAATACTACCTGTAGCAAAGAAGGTAGGTTCAACTAAAGTGACAGAAGGAATAATTGGATCATTATCATCATTAGATTCATATACAGCATGAAGACGATAACAATCAGTTAAACCAAGAGAAATATCCGTGTCCTGAATTCTTGTACCATATAGGTTAGAATATGTCAGGTTATAATTTTGCTTATCAAGATTTTTGATTGTCTTGTTAACTTTAAGGACAAACATCTGATTACCAGATTTTGTCTTTCTAGAAGTAACGTTTTTAGAAATAGTTGCCGTTACTTTAACTGATGTAATATTGGTTAAGTTATCAACCTGTAGAGTTGTTCTATCTGCAGAAGTAAATGTAGTGTAACCAATCGCTCCACTAGAAGTGGTATTGATTGTAATTTGATCACCGACAGGATGAGTAGAGTTAGATCCTGCTAATACAGTGAGAGTATAGTTTGCATCACTGATTGCTTGGAACTGTTCGTTCTCAGGCAAAGTAATAGAAATAGAGTTAGAAGCAACAGTTTGAGCATCAAATGTTCTTCTGACAATCATAGATTCATCAGAAATACTCTTCACATACTTCTTAGGCATATCGCTAAGAAGATCAGCATTTTCAATACCAAACAGTTTTGTTCTATATCTAACAATGGTATTATATGTACCTGCACTTGGAGGAGATGAACCTGCTGTTACATTTACAAGTTGTCTTCCGTAATTAAAAATGTTTGGAATACCACTGGTATCAATTGCAGTTTGAGTTACAGTGTCAACAGTAACAAACTGAGTATTGTTGAAGTAAATTTGATCGCCAGGTCTTAAATCCAAAGCGAAGTTTGATTGCAAACCTTCAATAGATGGACCAACTGTAGCAACATCAAATGTTAATGCAGC